CCATCAGGTGTACTAATAAACAGTGCCCATCCTTGTTTATCTGCTAATGCAGGTCTTATTACTTCAGCCCAAACGTCACGATCCATAAATGCTGCTTCATCCAATACAACACCAGCTAAACTTCTACCTCTCAATGCCATTGCATTTTCAGTTCCCTTCAATTCAATAGTTGATCCATTAATTAATTCCAGCCTTAAATCTGTTTCATTCTTACTTTGAATCCATACTTTCGGTGTTAACCTCTTCAATTCCTTCCATGCAATATCCTTCGCCATCCTATAAGTAGGAGCACAATAAAAATAAACTTCTCCAGGTCGTTCTATAGCTCCTCTCAACAGTTCTATACAAGATAAATACGACTTTCCAAACCTTCTGCCAGCTACCAATACCCTAAATCTTTTCTTTGAATTAAATACCTCCCCCTGAGCATACCTTAAACTAATTTCCTCGCGTTTTTTTCCACTTACAACCATATAATTAATAAAAAAATTCAATACCTACCCTACTTTATAGCCTATTTCACTACTTTTAAGTTATCATTCAACTAAATACTATAAAGATCAAGTCCGTGGCTTCCTCTACTTTTCCTGAAAACATATTAAATAATCCTCTCGCTAACCCTGCTAAAAAAAGAACTCGCTCCACAGTCTCAGATGTTCTAAAACGCTCTCAACGTCTATACGCTCGGCAACTTGAAGGTAAAACTACTCGCCAATTAGTAATAGAACACTCTTCAATAGAAAATATTTCTGAAACTACCGCTTGGCATGATTGGGATAGAGTTAAAGTTTGGAATAACGAAGATTGGGAAAAAGACAGAGAAGCTCTTCTCCCAAGACTACAAGCTATGAGAATACGTCTTTTCAACAAAGCAGTAAAAAAAGGACAACTTCAAACAGCAGCTCAAATTCTCGATAGCCTAGGAAAAGTTATAGGCGAATCTGTAGAAACAGTTAATATCCAAGCTCCTGAACTTTCAATAAAAGTTGAACCAAAAAATTAAACGAAATATATTTAAGTTCCTCGGTAATCCATAAAAAAAATTTTTATACTGCAAGTCCTCCCCCGTCCAAAAAATAGACTTATGTAGACTAATAGACCTAAGAAGTGTTTTGGAGTCCATAGAGGTTCATATAGAACACTCTCACGAACTGCAAGTCCATAGAAGTAATAAAAAGATATTCGGAGTCCATAGGAATATTAAAAAATAATTTATTTGTACCTTTAGTTATATCACTATGCTATAATAAATTATAGTTATGTTGATCTCAAATTTTTAACTTATTCAATAGTTATTTTTTTTAATACTCAAAATAATTATTTATTACTTTTAAATTTATAGATCACTTAACTAAATACAAATAAAAATTATTCATTCTTTCATACCAGAAATGAACTCAATTAATTTATTCCCAACAGAGGACACCCAAACACTAAGAACAGAGAAATTAAAAGTAAAGTTTAGTTTCTGCTCTTACTCTGCTTATATGACTATCGGAAACGATTCAAAAGAATTAACAATTTATTTGGATCAAGAAAATATTAAGAATCACATTCTTAGTAATATTAATAATCTTTCTGTTAAATATGACAGAGATAAAAAATTCTTACTAGAAATTTTCAAATCAGTAGTAACTGAAGTTAACAAATTAGAGAAAGAAGAAAGAGCAGAGCTTGAGAGTTGGCTAGTAGATAACTTTAGAAGTGAGGTTTCAAAGTAATGAAAACTAAGAAGAACACAACTATTCAGATAAAGGTTACTGTTGATCCAGTAACCTACAAACTTCTATGTGCAAGAAGTGAGGAAATTTTAGGTGAGCAAAATTTAAGTTTGCTAACTAGGATCATGTATAAAAAGGAGCTAGGCATCAAATGATAAATTTTACTACTGAAGAATTAGAAGAAATTCTAAGAACTTTCTTATATGGTTCTTATCCCTCACAACTAAGTGATGATGAACAGCCAAAAAGAAGAAAGAGTATAAAAACAAAAATCCAAAAGGAGCTAAACAAATGAGAAGCTTATTTTATTATTTACTCTTTATGTTGCTTGTATTTTCTGGGGTGAGTCTATCACTCCAGAAATCTACTCAACTGGATTGCTCTGCTAAAGGTAGTGATTCTTTAGCGTGTAAGCAATTAGAAAAAGAAAACCTAATTAATCAATTACTAAAATAAAACAATGTCAGAATTAAAAACAAAAGTCACTCAAACAGAATCAGGAATTTTAATAGAAAATCCTTTTGCTACTAAAGTCAAGATAGAAACTGATTTTGTTGATGAGGGATTTGTAGAAATTCCTCAAATAACACTTTTTCAGATTATGAACTTTTTATTTGTTGGAGAGAATACGGGAAGAGATGGGAGATGTGGTTTTAGGTCTAGAGCTGTAAGCGAGCTTAATTATTGGTTTGATACAAAGAAAACTTTTAAATTTTGGAGAAAAGCATTAAGACCAGCTTACGAGGAACACTTAAAAGAAATACATGATAAACAAAAGCGAGAAATAGGAGACATTTAAAAAATAATAGATTAAAATAAAAACTCCAGGGTAAAAACTGGAGTATTTTTTATTAATTTTTTGATGTAACATTTTATACATAATATCTTATGTAACATTTGATACATAGAAAATTTTTAAGAAAATTCCTGGAGAAAAATTATTTTCAAAAAAAAAAAAAAATTAAGTAGTAACAGTAAGTTAATGATGAATGGTAATTGAATGAATTTTTAAGGGTGAATGAAATATTATGAATGTAAATTATTACACTTACATAAACCTACATTTAAGTTATAATAAAAGAGCATTAACAAACTTTCCAAAATGCAACAAACAAAAGAAAAAAACCATGCTTTAGATAATGCTATCGGGCATATTGAAAGTATTTTAATAGATTATCAAAATTTTCAAAAATACTCAAAATTAGATGATGATGAAAAGCTAGACGAATTAAGGGAAGAAATTTACGAAAGCCCTTTAAGTATTCAAGTTCGGAGTGGTTGGACTTCATTAAATGAAGAAAGTTTTGAACCTCAAGAGTTCAATATTTCACTTTCATGGGGTGGGCCATCCTTAAGAATTATTGGTCATTTAAACGAATACAAAGAACCAGAAAACCCAGTTTTACAATTTCAAGATTGGTTTACAAAATGGGAAGATTTAAAAATTAATCGTCAACAGTATGACGCGTTAGTGTGGTATTGTTCCCAGTTTTATTTTGGTGAATAAATTAATTAAGAGACTGTAAAAAGTCTCTTTTTTTATATATATTTCAATACTTGCAATTTTTAATATATATACCTATAATAACCTACATAAACATACCAGTTTAATGACACTTTCCAAAAAGATTAAGCCCATGAATCGGCTTTTATATCTATCAATAATGGGTGAATACCTTATTGATCCCAATGAATGTTTAGAAAATTTAAATATTCAGAAAGCTATCAGCATGAATGACGAAGTAATGCTTAGAAAAATTATTGAATGTGAGTATTAATTATGAATCCAAAAGAACACTCATTTAAATTCTATTCTGATCCTGCTCATGGATGGTTAGAAATGCCTTTAGAAGTAATTAAAGAACTTGAAATGAAAATGTTTCAAATTTCTGAATTTTCTTATTTTGATAAAAAAACAAATTTTGTTTATATAGAGCAAGATTGTGATTTATTAAATGTAAAAAGAAAATATGAGCAAAAATTTAATCAAAAATTACTTGACCCTAAAAGAGTAGTTCATATTGAACTTGATGAAAATAACTTCATAAGAAAGTTAGATCCATATGCTACTTATACAGTTGAGTGTAATAGTGCAAGCCTTAGAGAAGATCAAGAGATCTTAGATGGTAAGAATCAAAAACTTGCATTAGTAAGAACTTTTTTAAAGTTTTACAATTCAAAAGATAGTTTGTTAGATGAAAAACTAAAATCAGATATTATCTGGTTTGGAACTGGACTAACTCCATGTGAATTTGAAGCCTGTAAGTTAACTGCTGAAGATTATTTTAAGAAGGGATATAAAGGTGATGAATTATGAAACTTAAAAAAACTAGAAAAGGTAGAAAGTGTTATTCATGTAAATCTTTAATTAATAAAGGAGATTTATACGGACAAAGAAGTATCACTATAGGAGAAAAAGAAGATGGTAAAACTGAATCTTTTAATGGGACTTATTTTGTGACTCATCAAATGAGATTGCCAATAAGTCTTTGTAAAACTTGTATGGGGAATAAATAAATGACTTATCAATGTAAACAAGTTGATATTGGAGACAAATGTATCGAATGTAACTGGCATGAGTGTGATCGTTGTGAAGAAAAGATTTATTGTGACGAAGATATTACACCTAATTGCGTTTATTTAGATCACGATATAACAGAATTTTTTGATGGTGCTTATAGGGTTCATTATGATTGTCTAACTGAAAGTGAAAAAGAATGTATGGAGAAAAATTATGGTTAATGTAAATCCTAATAGAGAATCATGTATGGAATACATGAAAGAATTAATTAGAAAAGGATTAACCGATAGTGAAGTAATAAAAGAATGTATTAAAGGATTTGAAGGAGTACATAAAAGTACTTTTTATGATTGGTATGAAATAGTTGTTAATGAACCAGATATACAAGAATGGGATAAAGAAAATAAGATAGAAATACATGATAAAAGACAAGATAAAATTGATTTAAAATATCAAATATATATAGATCAAAAGAAAATATATAAGACTTCAAACGATAGTGAAGAAAAGGAAAAAGCAATGAATATATTATTATCTCACTTCTTAAAAAGAGTGGAATAATTAACTGGCAGTTAGGCTATTTAAATCCGCAGAAAAGATGGATGTTGGTAGAAAACGTAAGTCCAGTACTTTCCAAAAACGAAAATTCGGTAACGAAAATGAATTACAAAACAATTGAAGATTTAGAAATTGCAAGTATCAATCTTAAAGAAGATTTTGATATGGTTATTTCTTTTATCAAAACTACAAAAGATTTAGAGGTAGTAAGTAAAGCAATTACAAAAGCTTTCCAATGCGTACCAAATGCACAACAATTACCATCAGTAGCAAGTGAAGCTGAAGAAAATCAAAAGGTTGTAATGAAAAAATTTGAAGATTTTTTAGGAGAATTATAGTGAAACATTTTAGATTAACTGTCACTTCAATGACATCACATTATTTATATATAACTACACCAGACAATGTAGAAATAGATGATGTTTGTGAACATTGGAGAGATTTCGATGGAGGAGATTTCTCAACTGATGATTGTGGAGATTGGGAGTATTCAGATTTAGAAGAAGTAAAAGAAGAAGAAGTAGATTCTTTTTCTGTTGAGTGGGAAAAGGAGGATTTTAAAAAATGATTAAAAAAATTCAAGTTACCTTACTGGTAGAGGTTGATACTGAAGATGAATTTATTTGCCCTTCAGGAAATCCATTACTAGAAAATTGTGTAGTAAATACTGTTGAAGATAGATTTTTTACTGATCCAGTAGAAATATTAGAAGTAAAGGAATATAAAAATGAAACCTAAAAAGAAATTCAATCCTAATAAAAGTGTTACTTCACAGTTATCTGATGAAGCAATACATCAAATTTTAAATACAATCTCATCAGAACTTGATGGCATTGAAAATGCAGAACTTTACATAGATTTTATCTCAGGAGAAATTCAATGATTGATAATCCAATACCTGATCAAGTTATGGATGAAATGGATAAAAATTATTTAGCTGAAAGATTTGAAGAATTAGCTAAAGATAAAGTTAAACATTTAGCTGATCTTTTATTACCAGAATATAAA